GCCCTTTCGGGCCGTTCGTTTTAGACAGCTTTTGGCTGTTTGAAATTTCAATCAGAACCCTTACTCGGCTTTAAAGGCGGAGTCGAGTTCATTGGATATACAATGTCCCTTTATAGAGATCTTGAGGATGGGAGCACTGCTAAGACGACGTTGCAGCAGACCAAAAATGGTGTGCCACAAGCGACGTATTCCAGCAAGCTAACCAGTTGGTCGTACCGATCAACCAAGGGTGAAAACACCCCGGATTTCTTCAAGAAACTGAAGCGCGGCGATCTATTGCCGATGACTTACTTTGAGTCATTTACAACGAGCGGGTCGAGTACCGGATCCTTCACTACGAAGAACGGGACAAACACCTATGCGTGGACTCCTATGTGGGTATTTGCGGAAGCTTATATACATCCTGACGAGCTTTTAGCTTTGCAGGTGGAAAAGTTTCCCGTAGATCCTTCAGTTTACGTTCAGGCCGCAGCTGCGAAATTGCAGTCACGCGGTTTTGATGCTCTTACGTTCCTGGCCGAGCTGAAACAGACGATCAGGATGTTCGAGGGGTTGGTGAAGAGGCTAATCACCGCGGTTTACCGCGGAAAGATAGTCGATTCTTGGCTGGAGTGGCGTTACGGGTGGCGTACGTTGTTCTTCGATATGAAGGACTTTAGCGAAACGCTACACGAAGTGTTTACTAAGGCACAATCTCTCAGGAATAAGGAGTCGGTGGGTGATTCTTTCACGTACAGCTCTTCGCGGAACTATGATATTAGCTACACTAGTTCAACGATCGCTATGCACGAGAGTTACACGCTAGACGCCTCGTTCCGAGGGTCGATAATTGCAGATATGATACCACCCCGCTTTTCTTTTAACCCGATTACAACCGGGTGGGAGCTTGTTCGGTTTAGCTTTATAATCGACTGGTTTCTACAAGTGGGTCAGTTCCTGTCTGCGATGTCGTTCTTGGTGTCAACCAATCAATATGTGGCGTCGAATGGTGTGAAATTAAATTACACCGAAACGCAAACAGTTGTAGGCAGTACACCAAAGGCGGGATGGTCAGTCTTGGCAGCCAGTGGATCTTCCACTGTAACTACCGAGCTACGGACCAGATGGCCGACGACAGTACCAATGAAAATTTACGCCAATCTCCACCTCGACGTCAGCAAGGTCCTTGACCTGATGGCGCTGTTGGTGAAAGTTAAAATCGGGAAGTAAAGGAAATACTCTCATGGCCGCAATGGCTACCGTTCTAACCGAGTTTGCTGACAACAACAACTCGCGTACCTTCATCTTGGCGGGCCACACGTCTGTCAAGCCGAAGCTTGTAATCCAGAAGCGCAAAATCGCTTTGTCCGCGGCAGCAAGTGCAGAAAACACCGTTACGGTGGTCTATGCAACTACTGACGTGGCCGGAGCGATCCTGTCTTCGAAGATCTCGTTCGACGTTACTGTCCGTGTACCCCAATCTGGGGACGCTGCAGATGTCGCAGCTGCGTTGGTCGTGCTACGTGATATTGTAGCATCCGACGAGTTTACTGCTACATTGGCCTCTCAGGGCTGGTTGAGTTAACAGTGGGGGTCATCTTTGACCTTCTAGTGTTGCTCCTCCTTGGGGCGGCTAGTCTGACTTGCGTCAGCTTGTCCGTTTCCCTTCTTGTTGGTACCTTCCGTAATGGTGGGTCCTCGCAAGGTTACTGAGAACATTTCGTACGAAAATAAATTGGAGATTCCACATGGAACCCCGAGATGAAGTCTGGGGCTTGGCCCGAGACTACTTGGAAGACAACCGCGGCTCCCTGAGTGACGACGACTACAAACGTGTATCCGGATGGATACGTAGTCGGAGTCTTAAGGGAGTTGTATCTTGTAGCTCCTTATTGACTTCAGCATATCAGAAGTCGGCCTGGAAAGTCTTGATGCAGATAGAAGCGTTCTTTAAGAAGAATGTCATATTCAGCAATGAGACAGTTTGTAAAGCAGCGGCCGAGGACGCCTTTAAAACGGG